TAGCGCCTGCATGGTTGGTAACTAGCTATAAGGTAAATAACCAAAAAGCATAAGCATAGAACAAAACGGTATTAAACAAACGCACCGATTTTGCTATAATGTTTACATCGAGTTAAGGCAGAATGCTCGATAATCTATGTTAGTCGTTATACAAGAAACTGTGCCAGCTCCTCGGAGGGTAGCGACTTAAAATAAGTACGGCAATTGACTTTTATCAACAACCATAAGGTAAGGTGATAAAATCTCGCTGCTCACTTGCGTTAAAGTGGGTTGTAACAAGCTAACTACAGTCGTGAGATAGCAGTTAGCAAACCTTAAACTATAATCTTTTAATTAATAATGGAGGCTGTAGTTCGAGGATTGAATATTTACGTTTTGGCGAACGTGTAAAACTAACGATGTGAATCAGCAAAGAGGTTTTTATGAGGAAGTCTAGACTATCACTAATGATTGAGCTGAATCTTGCTGGAAAATATGGTGAGGCTAGAAAGCAAGCCCAATATTTTATGGGTGGATTTAATTTAAATTGCTGGCTTGGTAATGAAGAAGATTTGCCAATTTAGAGTTTATTTGATACTCCAATAGCATAATAGGTTAATGCACTCGACTCATAATCGATAGAAGGAGCGGTTCAAATCCGCCTTGGAGTACCAAATACGCTTTCCCATGGTGTATTACATTGAACGAGAGTAAGCAAAGCCACTTTAACAGGTGGCTTTTTATTATCTGTTGTAAAATTGACCTTAGATATAAAACCCATTAACATTTACCAACCGAGGAACGATAAGAATGGAGAGTGATTTATGTCTACTCTTAAACGCCGCACAGGTGGCGGTAAAAAGCGTAAGTAACGTAACTTTAATAGCTGTGTTCTTAATCGCTTCATTTAAAGTTCACAGCTATCCTGTTTTTGTTCACCTGGTTATTTGCAATATAGCTTTTATATTAACAGCGGCTCAACCTGCGGAAGTTTACTGGCTGTTATGCTTTATATCAGCAACATATATGTTTGAGTATTATTACAAACTTAGAAAGGCCGCTTGCATACCTGCTTTTGCTTTAAGCGCTGTAACTCTGGCAATGGGATGCGGAGTGATATTTGAATATCTGGGATGGTACAATATTTATGATTCACTTTTTAACCGCTATGAGATATACGTCAATATCATTTATATATCTCTCTTTTTGTCTCTTATTGATTGGCGACGAGTTCAAAAGCATCTGGGCGACTTCATTGATAATGTACGCAGCGGGCAGGTTGGTTTTAACAATCTATTTATTGTACTATAGATTTAAATACGGTGAATTTTTAAACTTGACTTACTATGGCAACAAACGAGCAAATACATCAAGACTTGAAAGAGATAGCGCACAAGCTAACAGAAACCAATGAGCTATTAGTTAAAGTTGTTGCTGATAATGAGCACAGAGATAAAAGAATGGACTCTCAAGATAAAGCTTTAGCTGCTATGAACCAAGAAATCCAGGCAATGAAAACGCAGCGCATATCAGACAGGGAAGAGTATAAACCTGTTTGGGATAAGTCCAAGAATGAGCAGGAAACAAAAGCGGGCTTTATTCGCAACGGCATTTGGATATTTATAGTTTGTTTGGTTCTTGTTGTGAGTAATAGTATTTCTTCTGGTGCAATTAAATTGCCAATGCAGGGAGAAGTTAAAAATGAATAAGAAAAGAAAAGACTTCAAAAAATCCCACTCAAAATACAGACCGCGTTAATGCGGTTTTGTTATATCTATATTCCAATAAGTTATTTCTAAAGCTTCAATTAATGAATTAAGATTGGGTTAATTTAAACAATGGAGAAGAAAAATGATTGAGCAGAAAGGTTTGGTGAGCAAATTTAAAACATCCGTTGATTACCTTAACGAGTGCATTGAAGTGCAAGCTGAACGCGGCAAGCAATACGATGCAAGCGGTACAGGTGAGCGCTCATTTGATGCGGCAGCAAAAGCTTTTAATGCTTTAACAGGTGAGAAGTTAAGCGGCTCTGATGTTTGCTTGTTGTTGGCTTGCGTTAAAGTTGTAAGGCAGAATAGCGATAAATCAAGACTGCATGATGATAGTTTGCTTGATGGTGTTAGCTATTTGTCACTATGGGCGGAAGAGCTGAATAAGGAGTTATCATAATGAAACGGCTAATAACAAAGAAAATGCGCAGTAGCTTCGGCTATCCAACATTGAGCGGAACAAAGAAGCAGAGAGTTTTAATTTTACGGAGGGTGGTTAAGTGAACCTATCAAAAAAAGAAGCGGAAGAGGTTTCGGAGATTCTAAGCCGCAGGGCGAACGAGATAGCTATTTATAAAACTGACATGATGAAGGAAAAGCATTATCTTGGAAGTGTCGAGCTTGCGCTAACTAGGGAGATGGAAAGGCTAAGGAGTTTAGCTGAAAAAGTAAATCCAATGATTTTGGAAGATTGACATTAAACCTCACTTTTTAGTGGGGTTTTTTATTGCCTGTAATAAGCTATAATAACTTAGATGCTCTATCAGGAGATAGGGCGCTTAATTATCAGGAGATAATGAGTGAATGACAAAGTTAAACGAAAGCCAACCGACAAAATACAACTTTAGGGTTGCAACTCAAATAATCAAGCGAATTATGAATGGCGAAGCTGTTTGCAGTATCGTTAAAGATCCAGAAATGCCAGCTAACAGCACTCTGTATAAATGGCTTGCAAATAAGCCAAAATTCGCGGAGAGATATGCGCAGGCTCTAGAGTTTAGAACACATCTAAAAGCCGAAGAAAGGCACCAAGTAATAGACTCAGCAATTAAAGAATTAAAGATTGGCGATATGCCAGAAGGCTTTAATTATAATGTTTGGGGCAATCTAATCAAAGAGAAGGTTAGAGCTATTGAGTGGGACGCTGAAAGATTAGCGCCTATTAAATACAAAGCTGGTCACATAGCCAAAGAAGAAGATCAAGACGAGAAGTTAACCGTTATACCTGTTAGAATTGTTGATGCCTCTAAGTGAAGGTATACAGCTTAATGAGCCTCAAGGTGAGTTTATAGCTTCAACAACTCCATTTAGGGGTTATGTTGGCGGTTATCGAGCAGGTAAGACTTTTGTGGGTTGCTTTAGGCTTTGGACTTTGGCAGTTAATTACCCGGGCATTAAACTTGGATACTTTGCCCCGACCTATCCACAAATCACGGATATTTTTTACGATACTATCGCAGAAGTTGGCGAGGCTTTCTCTCATCATGTTGGTGTGCAATGCTGGGTTGATATTAACGTATCAAGTAAAACAGTTAAGTTAATGGTTGGCCGTAAATGCTATGCAACTGTTAAGTGCCGCTCAATGGAGCACCCGCACAGAATAGTAGGCTTTGATATTAGCCATGCTTTGGTTGATGAAATCGACACCATGAAGAAAGCCAAGGCTGATGCAGCGTGGAAAAAGATAGTCGCTCGAATGTCATCGGTTCGGGATGATTACAAGGTTAACACGGTTGATTTTACGACTACGCCAGAGGGCTTTAATTGGGTGTATGACTTTTTTGTCAAACAGTTAAGGGAAAAGCCAGAAATGCAAAAGTATTACTCACTAGTTAAAGCTAGTACGTTAAAGAACGCTAAAAACTTGCCTGATGATTACATAGATAAATTATATGCAACTTACCCGGGCAATTTAGTTGACGCTTATGTGAACGGCGACTTTGTAAACCTAACAAGCGGTACAGTATATCCGCAATTTGATAGGCAGTTAAACAACTCAAATGAGCAATACCAGCAAGGCGAATCTATTTATGTAGGTATGGACTTTAACGTTGGTCGTATGTGTGCGGTTGTTTATGTTTTGAGAAACGGTAAACCTCATGCAGTCGATGAGTTTATAGATGCTTATGATACGCCAGAAATGATTAGATTGATTAAGCGTAAATACTGGTGCGAGGTGTCAGAGGGTGAATTTGAAAAGCTTAACACTATTTATGTTTATCCTGATAGCTCAGGTAAAAATAGAAAGTCAGTCGGGGCAAGTGAAACTGATATAAGCTTACTTAAAAACGCAGGTTTTACAGTTAGGGCAAAATCAAAGAACCCGCCTGTAAAAGACCGGGTCAACTCAATGAATGCTGCTTTTTGCAACTCGAAAGGCGAGCGTACTTTATTTATTAACACTAAGCTTTGCCCGCACTATACAGAGAAGCTAGAGCAGCAGGTTTATAATGATAGAGGTGAGCCAGACAAAGACGGCACAGAAGACGTCAATGACGCTGGTGGCTATTATATCGCCTATGAATACCCTATAATCAAGCCTATGTGGACTGGCGGATTAAAAATGAGATAAATATGAATGCTAACAATTTAGTGAATCCAGAATACGCGCTCAACTATAAAAAATATCAGTTAGTGCGCGACTGTATAAATGACATGGTAAAACAGCGAGCTTGTAGAGGCGCTAGCTGTGTTTATGAGCATCAACAAAGCGTAAATCATGGTTACATAGTAAGAGCGCCTGACATTAGCGATGAGTCCTATTATGCTTTTGCTAATCGAGCTGTATTCAAAAACTATGTAGGTAATACGCTTGATATTTTGTGCGGTGCAGCAATGATGCGGCCTTATAAATTAACGGGCGAAAGCTTAGATGATCAAGAGCAAGACCTTCCAGAGTCTATCGCATACATTACTGAAACATTCACACGCTCGGGAAATAGCTATTACGACAGCTTAAAAGAAAAGCTTAGGGAAGTTTGTTCGGTTGGTCGTTATGGTGTCTGGGTTGATTATCCTGGTTCATCGGATGGCAAAACAGCAGCAGACATTAAGCAAAATAAGCTATACGCTAGGGCTCAAGCTTTCAAGGCTGAGAATATCAAAGATTGGTCTGAGAAGATCATAAACGGACGCAAGCAATTAAACTATGTTCGCTTGGAAGAGTGCAGAACTGAAATAGAATTTACTGGTGGCTCACCCAATCGTGTCGAGTTTAATGTTTGTTACGAGCTTTATCTTGATGGTGATGGTTATTACAGCGTAAAGCTTGATGATGGCACTAATGAGATTGTCTATCAACCAACTCTAGGTAATGGCCAAAAGCTTGATTTCATCCCATTCCAGTTTTACGGCTCGATTGATAACACGCCAAGCGTTGATCCGTTGCCACTTTATAAGATTGCAGAGATTAACATTGCGCTGTTTAACTCTGATGCAACTATGAGGCAGGCCACTTGGTTGTTCGGTTCGCCCACTGCAACATTTAGTCTAAACGAGGGTGTATCACCTCAGGAGTTCATGCAAATTAACGGCATTGCAGAAGGCGGTTCACCTGTGTTCGGTGGCTCTGCTTATGTTGGTTGTGAAATCGGATTGGCTCAGATTAGCGTTGATTCAATGTTACTTGAAACCATGGATAAAGACGTTGATTCAATGGCTCAGATTGGCGCTCAGATTATCACTGTAGGTCAGAACGAAACAGCGGAAAGTGTACGAGTAAGAAAAGGGTTGAGTCTTGCTAGCTTGAGCGGCATTGTGAACAACATAGAGTCTGGCGATAAAAACGTAATCAAATGGATGATGATGTTCAATAACCAGTCTGGTGAAGCTGACGAGTTTATCTTAGAGTTAAACAAGAAGTTTTATGATGACAAGATTGACGCTCAGTCGTTGCAGCAATTATTCCAAGGTCACTTCCAAGGTGTTTATCCGTCTGAATATCTATTCAGAATATTAAAGGATAACAACCTTACAATTGAATCTGATACCGCCACGGAATACAAGGAAAGGCTAGGTAATGAAATACCTAGCGGCAATATGAATTTAGACTAGAAAAGAAAGCCCCGTTATTGGGGCTTTTTAGTTATGGTTTGTATGTTAAACCTTTTATTTCACCTTTAATGATTGCCTCTGCTAATCTATCGTAGGTTTTCCCGCTTTCAAGGAATTTTAAGATTGACTCGCTTAACTCTTCTTCTGGTGTTTTTGGTTTTTTAATCCATGAGCCAAAAACCATGGCAAAAATACCATCAGATTCATTTTTGATAGTTATGTAATCAATGCCATCAAATGAGTATTTTGCAATTACTTTTGAAACCGCCCCTTTTATTGATTTAAATCTACTCGATGAACCATTATACAAAACCTCATCACCAACTTGCGGCCAATCTTTGCTTTCAGGCTCTTTAGGTGGTAATGGGATTGTGATTTGCTCTCTCCCCCTTGCATGAACAAGTTCGCCAGTATCTTTTTTGTAAAAGCAGAATGTACTGTCAGGGTAAAATATAAATGACTTGGTGTTTTCCATGGTTACGCCTACACCTGCAAACTTAATCCCAGCCACCTCGACAAGCTTAGCAATAAACTCAGCATGCTCTTTACTCTCAATCTTGCCGTAGGTGTTAGCTAGGTATTCGCGAGTGATGTTTTTGAATACTTTCTCATTAATGCAGTTGCTATATTCAAGGTCTTTGCTGGCCCAAGTTTTTGATTTTAAAGTTACACCTGCGCCTTGCTCGTAAAACAAAACGATTGAGCCACTTTCTAAACCTTTACCTATATACTGATATTTCATTTTTACTCTCCACTAACAAGCTCGGTTAAAGCCCAAGCTCTTCTAACTGTTAAAATATTATCAATTTGTTCATTGCTGATTGAATCACCATTAGGCACAGCTAACCAGCATAAATTAGTAAGCGTATTGCGCTCTCTAAAACTCTCTGCAAGCGCTTCATGAGCTTCATTAAGGTAATCTACTAACTGAGACTGCAAAAGCGGCTCAGTTAGTTTTACCTCTTCAACTTCGAAGCGTGATTTGCCGTTACTCTCTACACCTACTGCAATTAGGTGAATATTCCATAGGTGGCGGATTTTTGGCACTGCTTGAGCCATTGAGTAACCAACATCAATACTGCGGCCTGTTTTAAAGTTCAATATATGCGCTGTGAACTTTTCATTTTCATCAATTTGACTATGAAAAACAGCTAAGTTTTTAAGGCCAGCCCTAGCACAAGCTAGAGCCCCTTTCATTTTGTTGTACTTCTTTTTACGAGCCATATTTATATCTCTTTGCGCTTGACTTTGCATAACCGAATTTATCGCTAACAATCACACCGTTTTCACGAATAATAACGCGCTTCATCCTTCTGTTATGACAAGCGGCAAGGTTTCCAGGTGTCTTCATTGGGTGACTTGGATCTTGCGCTGCGTTGTAACGCTTCATGTGCATAGTTGTTTGCGTGAACGATAAATCACTCATTGATTCAGGTGCGAATATGTTATCTGTCATTTTATTTACTCCGTTTGTTTCGATAGCTGAATACTATTGGATTATTTTGCTGCGGTGAAATAACAAATTGAAATATACATATAACAATTACGAATGGTTATTTAGGTTAACATTAGTCGTAGATTTGATGTAAACATTACCCTCATCATCAACTAGGGCGCCTTTATCTACTAGGCGCTTTAGTTGCATTGCTGATACGTTTAAAGCCTTAGCCGCAGCGTACATGCTGCGGTATTTGGCGGTTATTGATTTAAGTGTTTTCATTTTAAATTTCTTTTATTATGTTTCTAGCTTTTTCGATATGGCTCTGGTCTATAAAAAACTCACCATAACCGAAATCAACACCAATATTCGCAACATCGTTAACCAATGAAATCATGCGATCTCTTTCTGTTGGCTTTGCTTTTTCATCTAGTATCGCCTCAAGTTGGTTTAGTAAGGGTGCGGGTAATTCGGTTTTGTATTTTTCAAGTAGAAACAATATATCTTTTACAACTTTCAAATCTACTGCTGACACCTCAACTTTCATGCTTAATCCAGCCATTTCAAAACCCTCATAATAATCACGCAAAGCATACCCGTTAACACCATTAATGCCGCAAATGAGTATATCTTTGCAATTTTCAGTTAGGGAGCATCTGCCGCTAGCATCGACTCCCCATGTGTAACGACTCATAGCGACTTTAAGTAACTATCATTGATAGAGCAAACTTTCGAATATCTTGCAGCACCAGACTTTGTCATTCTCGAATAGTAAGAGATTTTAAGAAGGTGTTGACGAATCTCATCTTCAGTTTCAATAATGTCGTGCTCATTCATTTCATTGTGAAAATTAACCGACCGTATTAAATCAATAGTTGTCATTCCCATTGCTTCTGAAATCTCGTTAATTAATTTAGTTAATGTTTTCATAATAATCTCCAGTTGTTTAAGTATTTCGTTTCAGTGGGGTTATAGTAACAAGCCTGTGATTAATGGCAACACTTTTGTTATTAATTTATATAACAAATAAGCATAAGTATATAGCTAAACGGTATTTATAATCTAATCGGGTTTGGGTTAAGGTTTGCACTGTTGGTTATGTGGTGTATAATTCAGTTACAAGCTTTGGTCGGCTTAAAAACAAATAGTAGAGCGTTTACACGTGGCTTCGAGGGTTTTTAATATTTGTCCCTCAGACCAGAGGCCATCTGTAAGCGCTTTTTTATTTCTATAATCCTACCTTTGCTTGTCCTGGTGATGTCGGGGCAAACTGTAACTGAGCCATTACCTTGATAAATCCGTTAGCTGATACCTAGCAAAGCGGAGCTGTGAGAGTTGAGTTAATATTCATATAAAGCAAAACCTAAATTGGCGTTTCATTCGGTTTCCCATTGTGATTATTAATTGATAGTGTGCAGTGCTAGGGCGTGACAGACACGTAAACACTATTGAGCTATAAACCTGTACTTTATAGCTTAGCCATAACCTCAGATGATGAGATTGGTTATCTTCTAAGGCTGTTTCATAACGGCTTTAAGGAGAGTATTAGCCAATTATTTCCTAGATGATAAGTAAGAGGGGTAAAAATGGGTAAATTAACGAAAGCAGAGAGAGTGAAGCGCAACCAAGAGCGCAGACTCAAAAATAAACAGGCTTTTAATGATGATATTAAGTTGCTCAAATCATTTTGCGGTATTGGTGGCAATTATTCAGCTCTTGAGCTTGCTGTTGTCACATCTGCAAAGCTTGGTTTAACTGTTAGAGGTGACGTTCATCCACACACTCAGATAAAAGTGCTTGCTGGCAAGGTTAGAAAGCTTGACGATAAGCCTAAGTTTAAATGCAGGACAAAGAAAGATTTTTACAGCAGTAGAGCGTGGAAGATATTGCGGTATCAGGCTTTTGAGCGGTACGGCAATAAATGCGCTTGCTGCGGTGCAACTCCATCTGACGGCTTGGTTATGCACGTTGATCACATTAAACCAAAATCAACAAGCCCAGAGCTTGCGCTTGATATTGAAAATCTGCAAATACTTTGTGAGGATTGCAATGTTGGCAAGATCAATCAATGGCAAACAGATTGGCGACCTTGATGCACTAACGTATCTAATGACACTTATTGTTTAAATTTGGAGTAGAAAATGATTAAAAGCGAAATGTTAAAAGGTAAACTTTCAAAAGACGCCTATATAGCAGTTTTAGAGGCTGAGATAGCCATGAATAATACGGTCATTGACAATATTAGTAAGCTAGGCGCTATGTCAGTTGCGGCAAATGCAGCAGCGGCAGCGGTTTACGCGCATGCAGTTGGACTAATCATCCAAAAAGATGCGCAGGCAAAAAACAGCGAAGAACACTTTTAATTAACTGGAGAGTAGAAAATGATTAAAGTATTTAACTTGGCAATGTTTGCAGCGCTAATAATTGGAATTTACTATGACAATGAAGGGCTGCTTGAGCTTTATTCAGCATACGCATTCTCATTGCTTGTACTAATTTCTATTGCTGGCGCTTATTGCGTCTACCTAGCTTTTGAATTTGATCAAGAAAGCGACAAGTCTTTTTACTTGAAAGACAAACTTCTAACTAGTTTCAACGGTGAGATTACCAATTATCAAAAATTTGTGGTTATACCTGTAAGGGTGGCATCTTTAGTCTTATTGGTTTTCTCTCAACAGTATTTGGCAGCGGCGGCACTTTTCTTATCAATTGCAATGTTTCACAGAATAAATAAGGGTATGACTAAAAGGTTTAATCAAATGAGTGATTACATGGCATCAAAATCAGACTCTAAAGTTGTTATTGCTGATTTCGGTAAAAGCTAACCTTAATTGCCCCAATTCCCCACCATGCTATAATTGCCCTATATCAAATTAGGGCATTTTTTCATGCAGAGTCCAGAGCTTTTTGCAGCATTAACAAATCGAAGCATATTAGACCAACGCTTTGCTTCATCATTAAACAAGCAAACAACCGAAGCGCTTCAAGAGCTTGCTAAATGGCTACGTGAGCGTATTAATCGCGAAGGTGCTACCATTGCATCTAGAAAGCGCTATCAGAAGTTATTAGATGATGTAGAGACAAAGACAGCACAAGTGTATGAAGATATCACAGCGCTTTACTATGAGCAGTTTAAAGCACTATCCGCCGATGAAGCTGAATTTATAACGCAAGCAATTCAAACCTCTGTAGTCGCTGACGTTATTGTCGAGTCACCATCAAATAGAAAGCTATGGGCGGCAGTAACTAAAAACCCCTTAGCCATTGGCGGCAATAACTCATTCGTTGATTTTGACGAAATGATAGAGAGGTTAGGCGATAATAGTCGCAAAGTGGCTAGTGTAATATCTGGCGGCTTTTCTCAGGGCTTAACACTTCAAGAAATGACTCAAACCATTATTGGTACCAGGGCGCAAAAGTATACCGATGGGATTATTGATGCTTCTAGGCGTGAAGCTGAAACAATCGTTAGAACTGCGGTAACTCATATTGCATCAACTTCACGTGATGAAATATTCAGACAGAACGACGATATTATCTGGGGCTATACAATCTTAGCCACTTTAGATACTCGAACATCTGAAACGTGTCGATATTTTGACGGCAAGACTTTTAAATACTCTGATAGTTATAATCCTAAACCGGCCTTTCATTATCGCTGTAGGTCACAAATCACAGCAGAGTTTTACAATGACAAGCTAAACCGCACAGGCTCGACACGATCGGCTAACTTTGAAGATGAAAAAGGCCAAGTTGACGCAACTAAGCAATATTATGATGTGCTGAAAAGACAACCTGCTTACGTGCAAGATGAAGTCCTTGGTAAATCTCGCGGCTTGATATTCCGCAACGCAGGATTAAGCGCGCAAGAATTTAGAGATGCTTTAGCCAATCGCATGGGTGAGCCTCTAACGCTCGCAGAAATGGCGCAGAAGAATCAGAAAATACTTGAATACATGAACAAGAATGAATTTTTAAAAGGTTATATCTGACGATAGTTTGACGCTTATAACCTTTAGTTATATCATTATAACAATTATTAACCAGTAGCAGGGCTACAACCATTTTAATCAGGAGATTATCAAATGGCAGAGTACACAGAAGAGCAATTGAAAGAACTGCTAGCTAAGCAAGAGCAAGAGCTTAAAGCCAAATTTGAAGCTGAAACCGCAGGCTTAAAAGCCAATAAAGATGCGCTACTAGCAGAAAAGAAAAAGCTAGAAGAAGAAACGCAAGCTAAGTTATTGGAAAAAGAGCAAGCGGCAATTGAGGCAGCAAAAGAGGCTGGTGATGTTAAAAAGGCTTTGGAGCTTGAGCAAGCTAAATACGAGCGTGAACGCAAAGAGTTATCTGAGCAATTAAACGCACGTAACGAAATGATTCTTTCATCTAAAAAGCAAGCTTCTGTTCAAAGCATCGTTTCTAACTTTGCTAAAAACGATAAGCTCAGTCAGTTAACAGCGAGTCAATTAGTTGATTATGGCTTTGGTGAAGACGGTAACGTTGTAGCTAGCTATAAAGACTTAGATGGCAAGCATATAGCTGATAACCATGACGATTGGTTAAAATGGGCTAAGTCTGACCCTGATATGCAAAATCATTTGGCAGGGTCAAAAGCTTCTGGTATTGATCAAAGTATTGTAACACCGTCGAGCCAAGGGCAGCGCCAAGAGCTAGACAAGCAGTCTAAGATCGCAGAAATTAACGCTAAATTTAGTTAAAAGGTAAAAAGTTATGGCATTAGCAAACATGCAAGTTTACAACAATGAGATTGTAGGCACTACTATCGAGCTTTTAGGTCAAATGACTAATAAGTTCAACCAAGCGTCGGGCGGTGCGATTGTGCTATCTACTGACGGCTTCCGTGGTGACTTTGATAAAGAGTCATTCTTCAATCAAATCGCAAGCGCACAACGCCGTGTAGATCGCTATGCAGCAAACGGCGCTCAAGGTGCAACTAACCTAACTCAAGGTGAAGTTGTTGGCGTTAAAGTTGGCGGCGGTTTTGGCCCTGTATTGTTTGAGCCTTCACAGCTTTCATGGCTACAGCGAGATCCAGGCGCGGCTATCATGGCTATCTCAGAAGGTTTTGCCGATGCTTTAATTGCAGATCAACTAAACACTGCGGTAGGCGCAGCAGTTGCAGCAATCGAAAACCAAGCAGCACTAGTAAATGATGTTTCTGGTACTGGCGGCATTAGTCAAATCGCGCTAAACGGCTCTCACGCTAAGTTTGGCGATAGCTCATCAATGCTTATTACTGATGTAATGTCTGGCTCTGTTTATCACCGCTTAGTAGGTGAAGCAATTAGCAACTCTAACCGTTTATTTGAATCTACAAACGTTAAAGTAATTGATATTTTAGGTAAGCTTGTTGTTGTTTCTGACATTCCAGCGCTTTACGAAGCTGGTGCGCCAAACAAAGATAAGGTTCTGTCACTTACTAACCGTGGTATCGTTGTTGATAATACATCGGATATTATCTCTAACCTTGAAACAACAAACGGCAAGCAGCGTATCGAGACAACTTGGCAGGCTGACTACACATTTGGTCTTAAGCTTAAAGGCTTTAGCTGGGATGTTCAAAACGGCGGCGCTTCACCAACTGATGCAGAGTTATTCACTGGCACTAACTGGGATAAAGCTGTGGCAGAAGATAAGCATTTGGCTGGTACTCTTGCTATTGGTTCAGCGGGCGCATAAGGAGTAATTTATGGCTACTGCATACGCTCAACACCCGCTAACAAAGGAAGAAAAGAAAGCTCTTCTAAAGAAGTTTGACAAGGTTTTAGACTTACGCTTTAAACCAGAAAAGCTAGAAACGGGTGATAAAGTTATCGAAAAAGAAAAAGCTAAATAAGGCTTAAACTTTGGATAACGCTTTTAATAGCCTCACCTTTGAGTGGGGCTTTTTTATGTGAGGAAATTATGAGGAACGATTTACTTAAGCAAATTGTAGTTGCGGCAGGTGGAACAGTTACCGACCCAAACAATAGAAATAAACTATTAAAAGATTGGCTTACAGCTTTAGGAGGTTGATATGGTTGACGAAACAAGAAACGAGCTATTAGCAGATATACTGACAGCAACACAGAATATCAGCGGATCTTATGATGGCAGGGTTGTCGTAAAGCAGGCGTCAGACCTTGCAGGGGCTCTTGATAGCACCAAAGAGTATTTTATTGATGGTGTTGTTGATATGGGGTCTCAGTCGATTGAGGTGCCAGCAGGTGGACTTTATTTGTCTGGCTATAACTTTGACACATCCAAACTAATATCTAGCGCAACAAACTATACAATGTTCACCTCGCCCGTTGGTGGTAGCGGTAATGTGATTGGTAAGGATTACGCGATAGAGGTCACAGGAGCAACATCAAAAGTATATGACTTAACTAGCGCAACTGGTTTTGATGCTTTTGAGTTTAGCAGGATCAACTATAACAACTGCGAATCTCTTGGTGAAATAAACGGGTACAGACAAGGCTTTGAAAGTGGAACCGGTAGGTTTGGCGGAAAACCAGAACTGACACTATCTGGCACTTGGGTTGGCGGGTATTTTATCGACGCATCAATAGTTAGAAGCCTTGCCGATGGCGCTTACTCGCTATTCAAGGCAGGGGCTGGCTTTAGCATGGCCTCACGATTTAGAACTAACATGAATTTAGACTTACCAGCTAGCGCTTCATTCTTTGACTTTGCTCCCGCTAACTTTCCAAACCCATCAACAGTACAAGTGGATGGCGCGATAGTTAGCAGGCAGGGCGTACAAGATGCAACCGACGCAAACTACACACCAAATATAACAGCAGGTGACTTAGTTTGCGCGTGGTCTAACAATGTAGGTATGCCAAATACATTTGAAGGTGGTGCAATTGGTATTGCGGCAGAGACTGCAACAACAATTAATGCAGTTGGCACTTTTGAAGATGTTAATGCTGTGGCGTGGAATGTGACTGACTTGCAGCATTTTGATAACCCAGAAGACGGCCAGCTAAGACATATAGGCATAAATCCAAGAGAGTACAAAGTTGTAGCTTCAATGTCTGCATCGTCAACAGCAAATAATGTTCTAACCTTGAGGGTTTTGAAATGGGATAACTCAGCCTCAGCATTTGCAACTGTTTTAGATCAAGTTAGACCAGTTAACAATTTCACGGGCGCAAGGGATGTTGCTTTTTTCGATGTGAACATAAACACAACGCTAGACCAAAATGACTACATAAAGTTACAGGTGACAAATAACACAGCCACTAACAGTGTTACTTTTGAAACTGATGGATATTACCTGGTAGAGGAAAGATAACAAAAAGCCCCATTAATCGGGGCTTTCTTCATTCGCTTGATGGTCTATCTGACTGTCAATAACCGCAACACCACACAGGAATATAACTGTAATCGCCATCAATGCAGTTAACAGCGGAAACATGCCGTGAAACTCTAAAAGCTCGAAAGCCTCACTAATCATCCAAAGGCAAGAAGCAGTTAATGCTAAAGACTGTAAAAATATTTTAATTTTCATGATTCACCCATTTGTTTAACTAACTCGAATGTAGCCCATAATCATTTGAATGTTTAATAACCTTTAGCTATAAGCTATAATCAAAAGCAATAAAAACATTATAGGCTCTTAACATGATTGAATTTAACGAAGAAGATTGGCCGATAATTGAAGAAGATTGGAGTTTTTAATGGCTGTCACAGTTGGTACAGATTCTTACTTAACACTAGCAGAGTTTAAGGCGCAAGCTGATGCGTTAGCGCGTGATTACACAAGTTATACAGATGAACAGATTGAAGCGGCATTAATTGAGAGCTCACTTTTTTATATTGACCCAACTTACACATTTAGAGGTAGCAAGGTTGATGAGTCTCAAGCAATGGATTTACCGACCACGTCAGTATCTATTGCTGATATTTCAAAAGGTGCATTCCAAGCGGCATGGCAAGCTTTGACTGGTTATCTATTTGTTGATCAAGCAGTGAACGCTAGCGGCAAAGTAATCAAAGAGCGCAAAAAGCTAGCAACGCTAGAAAAAGAAACTGAATACAAGGATGGTTCAATTCCTACGGTTACTTATGACACAAGCAGAATCACAGCTTTATTAAGGCCTTACTTAGTAAATCAGTCAAGCGCTTTTATGGTCGCTAAAGGTTATAGTTAATGGCTACGTTTAAAAGTGAATTTCAATCTTTAGCCGTTGAGCTTTTTAATGAGTTTGCTGACTTTCAAGTAAACTTTACGATTAAAAAAGACATTGGTTATGATCCAATTACTGACACTGAGACGAAACTCAGTGAAACGGTTGGCGCTATACCTATCGACATTAAAACTGCTGAAAATATTTTCGGTGAAGTTACAGCGAGCGATATTTATTTAGTGATTCTTGATGCTTCACCTGTACCTGATGACTTTGATGCAAGTTACTATTGCAACTATGACGGTGCAGACCGCGAAATAGTGCAAGTAATGAGCGATGCAGCTGATGCTGCTTATTTTGTTCGGGTAGTTATCTAATGGCTGGGCGCAACGAGTTAAATGCTGACGTATCGGACTTTTTAGCTGATGCAGTTAATAAAGAGACTCGCGAAACTGCTTTATATATCGAGCAAGAGCTTGTTAGGAAAGCGGCAGTTGATAAAGGTGTGTTAAGAGCTAATTTTATTGCTAGCGTTGGCGCTCCTGATAACTCTGAGATAGATAGCGAAGACTTAACAGGCAATTCAACAATAAACACAGCATTCAGCGTTATAGCAACAGCAAAACCTATTAAGTACCCGACTATCTATGTGCAAAACAATTTACCTTATGCTTATAGAATTATGGAAACTGGTTACTCTAAGCAAACGCCACCAAAGGCGCTAAGCTTAACAATACAAGCGGCGGTTAATAAATGAGTTATTTAAACAATCTAACAAGAGCCTTTCAGCTTAGGCTCGCGCAGAATTTACCAACTGGCTACACTGCTACTGATATTGTAAATCTAGATAGAGGGCCAGAAGCAACCAAGAAAGAAAGACATTTAGTGCAGTCAACAGGTTTAGGTTTAAGGCAGCAAACAGCGCCAGATACAAAGCGATGTATTAGGCAATACTTTATTCATACAATATCGGTTAACGTACCAAATTCAAATAGAGCGCAAAGAGCTGATATAATGACAACTGTATCGGAGATTCAAACGCTTTTTGAAAAGCTTGAGTTTGACGAATACAAAACACAGACAGCGGCTATTGATGTTGTCGGCAAACTAACAGATTCAAAATTTTACAGAGTTGACGTTAATGTCAACGGCTACTACGAGGAAATTTTATAATGGCTACTACAGTAACAGATAGAGAGCTAGTCGGCGAAGATATCAGCGTCTACTTATCAGCTCAAACAATTAAAGGCACAGTTGATGCTACTCCCGAGTTTTTTAAAGTTAAACGAGTTGGTGGCGCACCGAAGCAAGCGGTTAGCTCGACCACATCAAATACTTTAAGCAATTCACAGAATGGCAAGCAAAACATTCAAACCAACTCCGAGCAAGCGGCAGAGTTATCGACTGAGGTATTTCAACAAACAAAAGATCTACTTGTTGCTGCGATTCATTCTGAGCTTGATGATAACTCTTACACTGGCACTGATGTTGAAATCACTGCTACGGGTGTGACATATCCAGGCGCAGGCTCATTGCTTTCAATCGGTGATTTTGTATTTATCAGTGGTGCAACTGATGATGAAAACAATATTACTTACCATGTTTCTAATGTTGTCGGTGACGTTGTTACATTAAGCCCAGCTCCACCAACAACCGAAGCAGTTGGTGCAAGCATTACAGTTGCAAGTAGAAAATACGCAAACGGCTTGAGTCCGACTTACTTCTTAGGCCAGCGCAGACAGTTAGACAAATCTGCTGCTGGCGAAACTACATACTTTAACTTTGTTGACGGACTTATCGACTCGTTAACGCTTGAAGTGCCTGAATCTGATTTAATGACTGCTACGACTAATATTTTGTGGGAAACTGCAACAGATAGCCGCCTAGCAATCGCAGGTCAAACCGATGCAGCGGACGACACAAGCGAAGCGGCAGGCGTAGAGAATCAATTCAAAAAATTCTGGCTTGATGGTGCTCCTGCTGAATGCTCGCTCAAATCTGCAAGCTTAGAAATCGCTAACGGCTACCAATCAAGCGCTGCGGCTGGCTGTAAACGCAACAGTTTAGGTGGCCGTCAATTTGCTGTTACAGGCTCATTTGTGGCTAAAAACTTTATTTCAGACTCGACCTACTGGGAAGAATTGTACCTTGCAGGCTCTCGCGTTGACTTGGCTTTTGAAATTGTGTGGAATGATGGTAAGTCTATGATTGTTCAAGTTGAGCAGGCTTATTTATCTGAGCATGAGCAATCTATGGAAACAGGATTCTCTAACTCAACGCTAAACATTAGCGCGGAAGAAAACACGACAACAGGTACAACGGTTCGAGTTTTCTCAAGCTTCTAAAAAATAAAGCCCCGATTATGGGGCTTTTTAATTATTTCACGGTTATTGAAAAAGGTGAGTTTTGAATAGCTAAATAAATCAAAAATAACCCACCAAAGAAAGCTATTAAACACATGACAGCCTCCCACCTTTTTAGGCCACCACCAAGACCTGAGAGCGCTATAACTGGAATTGGTGAAAGCGTAACTAAAACAGAAAAAGCTAAAAACACTAAAAAACCTAGAATCTCCATCATTCAAACGCCTCTAAACCGTTAAAACCCAAATACAAACCACCGCAAACCATGCTATTAACCATTATTGCAGGCCAAAACATAACGCCCAAAACAGCATTATTGTACAGATAATAATTAGCTAAGCTTGCACCGATAACCCACAAGCAAGATAAAATAAATCCGATCATTTTTACTCTCCATTTGAAAACACCCTAAACATATCACCTAACACCAATGGATCTAAATAACATTTAGCTATAAGCATATAACTTTTTATTTTGCTAGAATGTAAGCATTGATATTAATAAGAGTAGAAATATGTTTTTTCGTAAACGCAAGCAAGAATTAAACGAGCAAGTAAGCGCATCAATATCATGTTTCAAGGAGTGCGCTGATAAATTAAAAAATGGCGCGCCTATTTATCCCTTTCCTGATAATGCAGATTTATTTTTCAATGTGTTGCGAGTTGGTACGCATCAACAGCAAATTCAAATTGAAGAAGTGCGCAAAGCTGTTTACGGATTTAATCCGCCTCGACACGTTGACCACAACTTATTATTTGCTCATTGGCTTGGTAATTACGGAGTCACTGGATGGGGTTATCTGGAAGATGAAAGCGGCAAAGAGTTAAAATTCACCCGGGAAACTTGCCGCAAAATATTCTTGGATGAGTCACATAGAAACTTTTTAGTGCCAACCTTAATCAACGGTGCAAGCGATGCATACGCGTATCTAGCTGATGAAGCAATAGAGGCTATAGAAGAGCTAAAAAAGCGCTAGCGTGGGATTCAAGTGGCAATCAAGCGACTTTAGACACTTTACTGCGGACACCTGTTAAACATTTATCGCCGCACTTAAAAAAGATGCTTGAGCAACTACAAAAACAAAAGCCGAATCTCACGGAAAAGACGCAGGAATTATTAGGTGCTTTTTACAGGCTGGATAGAGAGCGCGAGCGGGTGGGTCAAATGGCAAGTCCTCAACATATTAAGCAGAGTCAAATAATTGACTACATAAAAAATAATGGCTCGCATGGATTCGAACATGATTACTTTGAAAAGATTATTTTTGAAATTGACGAAGCGCACTTAAAAGCGTTTTACGAAAAGCAGAAACAGGAGGCCAAAAAATATGGCTGATGAAAGAATTATCCGAATACGCCTAGATGGCAGCGGTGCAAGGGCGGAAGCTGGAAAGACTAACAAAGCTGTTCAATCAGTTGGTGCGAGTGCTGATAAGGCGTCAAGCTCAATGATGCAACTTTCTTCCGTTGCAAATGCTGTTATCACATCTTTGGCGACTGCAAAAGTTATTCAATACGCCGATGCGTGGATTAATGTTAATAATAGACTCAGGTCTGCAACTGCAACATCAAAAGAGTTCAGCCTTGCTCAAGATGAGATTATACGCATAGCGCAAAGGGCTGGTGTTGACCTTGGTGGGGTTGCTGAGGCTTACTCAAGGATAGCTCAAGCCACTGCTGAAATTGGCGTTTCGCAGGAGCGTGTAATTGATGTCACTGAAAAGCTAACTCTAGCATTGAAGGCTGGCGGTGCTACCGCTACTGAAACCTCTAGTGTAATGGTTCAGTTTGCACAAGGTTTAGGTTCTGGAGCGTTACAAGGCGATGAACTAAGAGCTATTCTAGAGGCATCAATACCAATCACAAGGGCTTTATCTAAAGAGTTTGGAGTTACAACTGGCGAGCTTAAAAAGCTAGGCTCAGAAGGAAAGCTAACCGCTGATAGAGTTGTACAGGCGATAGAAAACATAGATGAAAAGTCTTTAACGTTTACAAAAGACGTATCAAGCGGATTTACAGAAGTAAACACGGCTTTAACAGTTTATGTCGGCAAGTTAGACGAGACACTTGGCGCATCAGAGAATCTTTACGGCGTACTGCGTGGACTATCAGAAAACATTGATGAAGTCGTTAAGGTTATCGGTGTATTTATCCAAATCGGTGCTACTGCTTATATTTTAAATATGACTAAGGCACTAATTGCTAACTCTGCTGCATTTATAGCAAATCAGGCGCAGGTGGTTAGATACAACTCAGCTTTGGCCTCAATGGCTGGTGTTAGTAGGGTGTCGGCGGCAGCAACAACAGCTTTAACTTACTCACTTAGAGCGTTAAAAGCTGCATTACCATTCGGTGCAATATTCCTTGGGTTGGAAGTTATGCAAAGAATGCTGACAGCAACCAATGACCAAATTGCAGCAAATGACAGGTACGCAGAAAGTACTAGGAAGCTAAATGAGCGACTTGAAACAAGAGCGGAAAAAGAGCGAGCGATTTCACTACGAACTGCGGCGGAAGTTAACGTTAGAAATCAAGACAAGCTGCTTGCACAACAAGCCAAGATTGACGCTGAAAGATTAAAGCTTGAGCAAGCTAATGCTGCAAAATCAGCAAAGTTGAGAGGTGAAGAGTATAATGCCGCTGACGAACTTACGCTTTTTCAGATAACAAAAACGCAAAATAGAATTAGAGTCATGGAGGAGGAAGCTAGAAGATTGCAGCGTATAGCTGATAACTCTAGAGAGGCGTTTTTAAAAATCCAAAACTCAATAGGTGGTGAATCAACAAAAAGCCAGGTTACAAAAGGCGCGTTTGTAAATCCAAATCAGGCGGCAGGCGCAGCGCTCGGTAGGGATTTAGACTCATTCTTTGATCAAGAAAAAGAATCGAACCCATCTGTTAGCTCTGGCTCTGACAACGTGCTAACCGAGCAGTTAACAAGAGAAAATCAGTTAATACAAAACTCATTGCTAGCTAGACAAGGTATTTACCAGAAATACTACCAAGACGCTAACGATCTGAAAAAGTCTGATTTTGAGCGCGCTCAAGCTCAACTATTAATGGATATAGAATTGCAAAAGCAAACCGAGCAAGAAGCTTTTGTGCAGCGCTTGCAAGTAATATCTGATAGGCAGTTATCTATTGCTGAAAACAAATCACTGACCGATCAACAAAAAAGTGAAGCTGATACTCTACTAAGAGAGCAGGCGGTTTTAGCAGCTCAAGAGTTTGAAAATACCCTGACACAAATAACAGAAGAAGGTAATGCAAGAAGGCAGCAATTAGATCAAGCAACCTTAAACGCTCGTATAAGTGCATACTCAGGATTTGCTAACTCAGCACTATCATTAATTAGCGCGTTTGGAAGTCAATCTGAAAAGACACAAAAGAAATTTGCTATTGCAGAGTCTATAATCAATATAACTGCTGGTGTGGCCAAAGCATTAAATAATCCATACCCTGCAAACTTAGGATTCGCGGCACAGGTAGCGGCTCAAGGGGCTGCACTAGTTAGCACCATAAAAGGCACAAGCTCAGGCAGCACAACAACGCCAAGCATTAGCGCCCCATCAACTAGCGCGGCATTTTCTAGAAGCTCAGCGCAGGCTAGTGAAAGTCAATCTCAAAGAAGGGTTATTGACTTAAGAGGCTTTGAGAGTGGCGGTTATTTAACTAAGCAACAGTTAACAGAATTACTACAAAGCGATGATGATGTTATACTAGCTAGCAACAGCGGGCAGACTCAAGCGCAACGCACAGGATTAATAAATGGCTGATAACTTATTTAACAACTTGATAGTTACTGACTCAGTACAGGGTGCTGAGTTAGTGCCGATGAGCAATAATGTTTTTGTACTTGGTAGTGAGGATAGCGCTGGTGGTGGCATTGATGGTACTGGCGGCATTTGCAAAAGCATTATAGGCTTTAGAAACTCAATCCTAACCTCAACAGTAAGCGGACAGCAAGAGGATTCAAACTATCCATTTTCTAACTGCCTAGACTATCGAGATAATACGCAATACAGCCCATCAATAACTAGCGGCTCAGTCGTTATTGAGTTTGCCCAAACTGCTAACATTGATATTGATTACATTGGTATTGCTATTCATAACGGGCGAACGGCTAACCTGGTTGGTTCGCTTGAAGCGCAAATCAACGGTGCATGGGAAGTGGTGGCAACGTTTACCCCTATAGGTGATTTACGCACTATCTGTGAGAAATTTGATACTGTATCAAGCCGCAAGCAACGCCTAACACTTAACTTTGACTCTAAATTGTATATTGGCACTATCTACATGGGTAAGTCGTGGGAATTCGACAGAATGCCTAACGTTGGCTTTACTCCCGCAAACTCTAACAACATTGATGAGGTTGTTAATTTCCAATCAAACACAGGTCAATTTATTATCTCAAGGCGCAAGCAAATTGGTTACGCGCAGAGCGGTGATTTTGACTTCATTGCATTTGATGACATTAACGTGAATTACATTGACTATATGCACCATGTGAAAGATGGTAAGCCGTTTTTTATGAAGTGGGACAGCGAAGCAGATCAAAACATTTTCGGGCAACACGCAAACCCTAACAACTTGAGAGCGCCAAGCTATACAAGCCCAAACACCGCAACATTTAGCTTTGAAATGGTGGGGTATAACTAATGTCATTTGATAACAATAAAAGCCTACACGGCACAAAAGTAATCCAAGCTGTTGCTATATACCCAAACGCTTGCAGATACTCAACGCCCGAGGCATTGGCTGCTGGTGAAGTTGTTTCTGGTGGTGGTTACTCAGATAGCTACACAGGCAATATAACGGTATCAGGTGGCGATTTGACTATATTTACAGCGCAATCCAACGAATATCTAAAGATTGGTAATGAGCTAGCTAAATGCACGGTTGTTAACGCTACAACTGTAAATATCACATCTAGAGCGCAACTTGGTACAACTGCGGAAGCAATAACAAGCGGCCAAGCGCTAAGAGTATTGCATGGCGGTGAAGCTGACGGCTCATGCCGTGGCTATCCCAAGCGACCAGACGGTAAAGGATGCTCTACTGATGACAGTTTTGACGCTGATGTAACTAGAGAGTTTTTGATAACCGATACACAATTAGTTGCTGGTGAGATTTATTACAACGGATTGCGCTCAATCAGTCACAGTCCGACACTTTTAAAACCTGGTAAAGAGATTGCAAAAAATGCGAGTGTAACAGTGACTATCAGCGACAACACTGATGATGATGTTTATTCTGTGCCATACCCAAGTGTTAGAAATAGCAGATCTACCTACTTGCGTAAATTACACGCTCGAACTGGTGGCTATCTAAGAAATCGCAAAATGATAGTTTACTCTGGGTTTACGTTTGGCAATACATTTGATCCAAATGAATGCATATCAAGAGAGTACATAATTGATGACTTTAATATCAGCAATGATGATGTTGTTACTGTTCGCGGTGTTGATCCACTTATATTTACTGAGGAAGCAAAAGCTAAAACTCACGATGTTAGTGCAGGCGTATTGCTAGCCGATATTGATAATACGTCAACTCAAATCACGCTTAAAAACTTTGCTGTTGGTGAGTATGGCGCAAACACAGAAAGTGGTACGGTTTTAATTGATAGCGAGCTAATTGATTACACTGTAAATGATAGCACCACAGGAGTTTTAGACATTGTTAATCGCGGCGTAGGTGGCAGCACTCAAAAAGACCACAAAATAAACGCGTCTGTTCAAAAGTGCCTGGTCTTAACTGACTTTAACCCGATAACTGAAATTGTAAATATCCTACAGTCACGCACAACAATAGAAAGCCGTTTTTATGATGACTACACCGATGTAACTGCAACTGTGCCAAGTAACAGCGGGACGGTTTACATTCCAAAACCTGAAAGCATAAAATCATTTATAAACACAATTATTAGATCGTGGGCTGAAAACAATATCAGCTTATACTTTGATGAGTCTGCCAAAAAGATAAGGATTAAAGCGGTTGGAGATTTTGAGCAACAGCCTGTAACAATTACAGACACCGACATCAAGCGTGACAGCGTTCGAATTGACAGCAAGTATCAAGAACAAATTACTCGCGCTTCAATCGGTTTTGCGCCATTTGACGCAAGCAAAAAGGTTAACGATGAAAATAGTTCAATATTATTTCAATCAATAAACCTGCAAGCAGAATCAATCGGCACACTTGAGCCGCAGGAAGATAAAACGTTTTACTCTAAATTCTTAACCTCTAGTGACACTGATGTAAGTATCGCTGTTGGCGGCGTGTCGCGTATTGCTAACGTAAACACCAAGCCACCGCAGGAATACACACTAACACTAGACTATGAAAATTACGGTAATGTATCAGGCGGCAAAGTTGAAGAGGGCGAGATAATAAACGTAAAGACTGAATTATCAATAGATGATGACGGCCAGCCAATGTCGCAAAACCTGCAAATTCTTAGCATTAAAGATGATATGAAAAACAAGCAAGTGCAAGTTAAAGCTGTTACATATCAAGACGTTATAAATGAACAAGACTTTGATTTTGTAATCAATGAAAATAAAGAAAATTACGTATTAAGTGATGAGTTTTCGCCCGTTGACGCTGGCGAGTACACTGTTTTTATAGCTTCAAATGTAACCATCGGCGCAACATCATCGAGCGGCTTTGCCTTTAATGTTGGCACTCAAAACCATGGCGTAACACTTAGGATAATTCACCGCGGGCAAATTCTAGGGGCTGGTGGTGATGGTGCGGCAGGGCCAATTGCTAGAGCGCCAAACCCTAACGACAATCCGCGAAGAGTTACCGCGGGTGGATTGAATGGCTTAAATGGCGGTGACGCAATAAACATTACAACACCAACCATAATAGATGCAACGCAGGGTGTTGTTTACGCTGGTGGTGGTGGAGCGCCATCAACCGATTCAATAGCTGATAGCTCTGTCGAGCCGTTTTTTCTTAGTGGCGGCAATGGTGGCAGTGGCGGGCAGGGATATATCGGTGGCAATGGCGGCGTTGGCGGCTCTGCAATAGTTGAGGGTGAGACTGACGAAGATGCTGGTATAGATGGCGTTGACGGCTCACGATCAGGCCCTGGCTATTTAGCTGGATTAAGCGCTGGAGCATGGGGTGAGGACTCTGATTCAAACTTACAAAGCGGCGAAGCAGGCCAGGCAGGTTACGCAATACGCTCAAACGGAAATAGTGTTACAATTATCGGTGACAATGACGCAACAATTCGCGGAAAGAGAGACTAAAACATGGCATTACAATCATTTACTATAACCATAGGCGCGCTAACTGATGCGGGCAACAATGGTAAGAATTATGTAAACAATCAACCTGTTTACATTAAGCAAACCAATGGAACACTGGCGAGCATTTATCGTGACTTGGCGGGAACATCGCAAATTACTCAAGATGGATTATCTAACGTAACAAATTCGAAAGGGCAATTTACATTTTTTGTTGATGCTGGTGATTACAATGCAGAGTATCAAAGTCAAGTTACACCAATTACAGTAGTCGGCCCTGATTACTTCAACAGTCGAATTGACGAAACTGTAAACCAAATAATTTTAGATTTATCAACTTCTCGCGGATTTAGAGTTCAAGGCACTTTTGCGGCTGGCTTTACTTATGAGCTGCCTAATGATGTTGGTTTAGATGCAAGCGGCAACGCATGGATTTATACTGATGTTGATGCCTTGCCTTTTGCTGTGCCTGCCGCAACATCTCCTAGTTTTCCAACTTATACGCAGGTTACATTCAATCAAGCCTCAAACGTTATCTATACGGAAAATGGCAATATTGAAAATGCACTGAGGAAGCGCGCAGGGCATTACACGCTAGCAGAAGCGCAGGCGGCTGATTTAGAAGTTGGGCAGCGTGTTGTTTTGACTGACTATGCTGATGCCATGTATGAAGTTGCTGTTGATGCCGATACTGGTGGCTTCTACTTACCTTACAAAAGTGGGTTTAAGTTTTCTTTACAGGAGCGTGGAGATCTAGATCTCCGCTACTTCGGGGTCGTCGGTTTTGAAAGCGAAGGATCTGCAAATCACATTGATAGTACACAAGCATTTATTGGCGCTCACGATTACGCCAAAGACGGAGAAACGATAAGTTACAAAGGTGCGTATATTGGAATTAGCGACACTGTTACTATATCAAAACAGATTAACGTCAACATAGATGCAACCGTACAGTATGCCGGCCAGAGGGACAGAAGTGCTATTAAGTTTGACTCTGTAAGACGTGGCAAACATTATATAAAAAGAGTAATAGACGTTGAGCGCGGCACATGGCATGGCATGTCTGATGACGATTATGCAGGTGTTGAAATTGAAAACATGTCATGGAGTAACGTTACGATTGATGAAGTTGAAAATTTCACAACGTCAATAAAGCTTGTTACAAGCGGTGGTTATAGCTCATTTTTTGCATTTAATACGTTTAATTTTAAAAGGTTAGCGCAGTCTAAAAATCAGATTCTTATCGTAAAAGATGGGGTTGACAGCTGGTTTAATAGTAACGTGTTTAACGATGTTGTATTTGTCTATAATAATTTTTTGGATAAAAACTACGCCAGAAGATGTATAAAACAAGTTTTTACTAACGGGAACGTTATACCTTGCGACAGTAATGTATTTAACGATGTTAGATTTGAAATATATAACATGACAGCGGGAACATACAGAGGTCTTGACTTAAAGAGGGCATGGAATTGGAGGTTTAATAGCTACAGAGTTGAGATAGTTGCAGACCCCGCCTTAGCTTACTTTGCGGATTTAAATTGCGAATATGATAATATATTAAACATTCAACTTGATCCAGTAATGGAGGTGTATCAAAACGAGCAGAACGCCCGAGTTGAAATATTAAACAACTTCGACCTAACTAAAGACTTGCTGCAAGTATATAAAAAGCGCAGCGGGGTGCTTGTAAACACAGTAAAAAATCTAATCTATGCGGACGATAATTTACACACAAGATACCGCAAAAATCGGACTAACTATCAATATGTTTCTGGTGTTTATTATCGACCAACGACTGAGCAGGTTCTTTTAAATGAGTCTACAGAGTTCTACGCAACAACAGACAGGTTAACTGAAAACGGTGTTAATATATCGACTCCGTTAGCACTGTACTTGCGCGAGCTATCTTCGTACGACACCTTCGGAATAGAAGTGATCACTGGTAGTGACAGCGATGCACCAATTAACGTTGCTATCAAGGGATGGGATGATGCCGGTAATATATTAGACTTATCAGTTAATAACAGAGTCCTTGCAAGTAATATGTTCTGGAGGTCTAGTGATAGTACCTTGACACAAAGCGTGCAGAGGCAAACACAAGAATTTACTGTAAACAGCAGCTTGATTAGTACTCTTGCAATTTTAATATCAGGCAACTTAAACAGCGTCAGGATTTATTGCTACAACAGTAAAGATAAAACAGTTGAAAGGTCTGTGATAGAGCAAAGGCAGCTTAGTTTGAATCATGTGCTAAATTCAAAACCAACAAATACGATGCTGGATGGTCTATACAATAACGCCGAATCTGTTTTAAATTCAAATACAAGCTCAGGCCAGTCGATTGCATGGATTTTTGATGGGGTTACGGACTCATGGGTAGACTCTATAACAAGATAAGTTAAACTAGACAACTTAGTCCGGAAGATAAAAATTAAATATATTGCCAAATAAATAACGCATAACTCAACAGCTAACTGGTTGGCGTCGATAAAATTAAGGGCGCTTAATTGCGCCTTATTTTTTAATCCAATCTTTCAACTTACTTCCAATCGTAGAGCCGAAGCGGTAATTCATTACTTGCTGGCGCTCTTGCATCAACTGATTTACGATACCACCGATTAACGCGCTCAATGCCATTGACACGTCTTTGCTTAAATCTAATTGCATTACATGGATAAAAGCATAAACACCAACGCCGATTAACAGCGGGTTTAAATACATAACAACATAGCTAAGGTTTCTAGTTACCTCATCGTTGTTGTGCTCTCTGGCGTGTTGAATATCCTCAAGATGCAGCTCTAGCTCTTTTAATATTGATTGCTCATGCAGTCTAAAAAACTCAGGCGAATCCTGCACTTTGTTAAGTGCTTTTTGCGGGTCTGACTCACCTGTAAACTCTTTGGCCGCTTCAAATATTGTGCTTGCAATGGACTTGGCTTTTGGCGATTCAATTTTTGACTCTATCAACTTAGGTATAAACTTGCTTGCTGCTGATATTGCTAGCTGTATTAATAGTGGACTCATTGCGCTAACCTCGCGATAACTGCAATTAATAATAAAAAGAACATAACAAAGCAGTAAAAATTAAGCTCTGCTATCTTCTTTCTTAGCTTGATATTTTCTTTAACTAGAGCGTGTGGGTCGTGCGGGTTACATTCGCATTGCTCCGTCTCTTGCTCTTGGTTGTCAATGTGGGCTGTCATTAATAACTCCACATAACGCGATAACCTTTACGAGTATCGACATGAACAAAACCTTTTGCAACACCGATACCGTTAAAGCCTAGAGCAATAGCGCACTCAACAACTCTAGCGCGCTGATAGCCGTCTCTAACCTTTATATCCGCTGCTATGCCTTGCGCATGAGTGCCTGGTGTCGACTTGTGAGCTTCTTTTGAATGACTTGGAGAGCGATAGCCACTATTAATAACAAAAGGAAAGCCGCAAGCATCGCGCAATAAATCAATTCTCTGCAAAAACTCAGGCTGCATTTTGTTTTCGCCAGTTTCTTTACAGTCAAACTCTGAGATAGTGAAGTTTTTCATTACTCTACCCCCTTAGATTTTAAATAAAGCATATCTTCTGCATTTCTGCGGCGCTCTAAATTTCTCGCTGCTTTTTCCTTGTTGCGTCTATTAACAATTGATTTAATCAATCTATGGCGTGCCGCTTTTTCTTCAAGTGTTAGCATTTTCATTCTCCAATTTTGCAAGTTGTCGCAAAAGCTCAAGCTCTAGCGCCTCGTTATTTGTGTTTTGTGCCGTTCTAATCTTGCGCAATAACTCGCATCTTTTGGAGTGCTCATATCTTGCGCGCTTAGTAAAGTCTAGTGCATTTTTTCGCAATACGTGCATCTCACCGCAATTGAGTGGCGCGTGCATTTTTAGCACTAGACTGTCAATTAAGTCTGCCTGGTCGCTTAAGTAATTCACTACGCTTCAATCCTCATTTTCTTTTTGTATCTATACCTATACTGCGATGCGTGTTCGCCTGTCATATTTAGACTTTTTGCAATCTCTTTTATTGGCATATCAGACATTAAAACTTTTAGCTCATTTGCTTTTATCTGGCGATAAGGGCCAATCAAGCCAAGTCTTTTTCTTTCAGCTTTAATTTTGTAAATGCTGCAACCTGTTATTTCAGAAATTTCTTTTATTGATTTTCCGCTTTCAATACTTAACTTCAAAGCAAGCTCGATGTTTTTATTTCTATCGCTCATTGGTTGCCACCAAATTGCAAATCTGCAAACGGGTCTAGTATTGTTTTAACTGGTTTTCTAATTCGCTTTTCTTCAAATGGATCTAGACCATTTTCAAGCATCCAAATAAGCTGACCTTGAA